TTATCCCACATTTTTGAATTCATGTAGTAACGCATCCTTATCACTCCATATTAAAGGCTTTATATTGTATTCATTGAATGCATCAGTGTATTTGTCTGAAATATTTTTGTTTATGTCATTAATTAAAACAAAACATTTAGACTCTTTTTTCCTACTACCTTGAATATCTTCAAATGTAAAAATATGAGATTTAACCATATTAAAATCAATGTTATTTGCCAATTTAACAATGGCTTCAGTTTTCTTGCCAGGTAAAATTAAATCTATATTGTGATCTAACTTTGATTTCCCTGATATTTTTATATCTTCCAAATAAGTAATATCCTCTTTAGTGATATACTCTAAGACATCCTCTTGAAATGTACTTCTAACAGTAGTTCGATTCAATAGATACATATCTTCGAGCTTTAGTAAACCTTGAATAAAAAAATGTTTATTTTTTGAGTAGTTACTCTCATTTGTTTTAATAATCAATTCATCATCAACTAAGTCTAAATGATATGAGCGAAGAATATGCTCAAAGATTTGTTTTCTTTTGCCCTTTGATATATCTATTGATAATATGCCAAACTCATCCATAATAAATCCACCATCTGATATCTCTATAGTTCCATCAGGAAGTGATTTGTGATAAATAAGGAGTGAGTCATTTCTATTATCCAGAAATGGAGTAACTTCTTCGAAATAATCACCAACCGTATTTATTTTTGTGTTTTCTTTAAGCCAATCATAGTAGCTTGTGATTATTTCTTTCATATCCTATCCTCCTTAAAAAGAATGTGTTTCAGTAATTTGTGGAACCGATATAACTTCTATAAATTCCAAATATGCTTTCAGTAGAGAACATCTATCTTTAGGGTCTGGAAACAAATCCTTAAATTCATCTGAATCTAGTGCATAAGCAAATTTTTCATCGTATCCGTCTTTATAAATATGTATATGATCTGATGTTATAACAGCTCCATCAGGATTTACGTGTCTTTGATTACCTAAATCAAGTCTAACCAAAACCTTATTACTTTGCTTATGCACGGTATTAATAGAAATCTTCTCTACATTCATTTTACCATAAGATAGGTATAAATTGTATGTATTTTTGCCATTATTGCTACTCAACTCTTCCTTGAATTTATATCCGTTTTCGCAGTTAAGATTTATAGTATGTATTTTTTTGCTAAATTTTTTTATTTCATATATAAGCTTTTCTATTTCCATTTACTCACCTATTTCAAAATTAATACAAGCCATATGACGAATTTTCCCTAAAATCCGTTGTATGGATTTTATATAACGAGTTTTTTTGTTTTTTCATTATTTGCGTGCCATATCTAGTCTAAACTAACAATATATTTAACAACTTTACCAATAAGCCTTAAGCCTTCTGAATTCTCGTATTTAACTTCAATGGCAGTAAATGTATCATCAGTGCTATCAGGTTTAAATAAAATTCTCTGGTTTGCAGAGTCATTTATAAATCGCTTAACGCTGTAGGAGCCATTTTCAGAAAATACAACTATATCTCTATCCTTTATATCATGGATAGTATTTCTAGAAGTATCTACAATAATATAAGACCCATTAGGGATTATGTTGTTCATGGATTCTCCATTTATTTTTAGCAAAATAATATTCTTATTCCTAGCATATTTCCCTAAAATTTTATCAGAAATTGATATAAGATCATATTCCTGGATAGCATCAATATTTTCTAATGAGCCAGCTGAAATTGATACAGGAAAATATTTATATTTAAAGTCCAGATGTACATCTGCAATATTTTCACTTTTATCCCATCCCATTAAGTATTGAGCAGAAACATCTAAGACATCAGCTATTTTAATCAGCAAATTTATATCAATACCTTTAATTTTTCCAATTTCATATCGTTGTATATTGCCTTCTGATAATCCAACCTTTTCTCCCAACTCTTTCATGGTAACTCCCCGGCTTTTTCTTAGGGCTCTTATTTTTTTACCAACCTCTATATTAAATTGCTCTTTCATAAATACACCCCCCTATACTTGTGTATTATACATTTATTTTACATATTATACAAGTATATTTGTATAAAAATAAAAAAACTTGTATAATATGCTTGACAGAAATTTTAAATTGTCGTACAATAAACTTGTATAAAATACAAGAAAAGGAAGGGGGATACATATGGATAATCAAAAATTAAAAGGGTATTTAATTGAAAAAAGAAAAACATATGCAAATTGTGCGAGTGCATTAGGCATAAGCACAAACAGTTTTTCAAATAAAATTAATGGCAGAAGCAGATTTGATATAATAGAGATAAATAATTTGGTGTGCTACTTAGGAATGCCTCTTGATGATGCCGTTGAAATTTTTTTATCTAAAAACTTGCATTAAATACAAGATTAGATTTCAGCAGGAGCTAATAAGCAAATTATAACATAAGAGGAAGTAAAAAAAGAAAGGATGAATAGTATGGATAATTTAACAAAAAACAAAGACAAATTTACAGATTACTACAATGAAGATGAAATGCCAATAATCTTGGCAGAAGAAAAAATTATTAATATAAAACCCTATATTGAAAAATATAGACAAGTCGGCTTATTAGGGCTTAATAAAGCTTTAGCACTAGAAAATGATTGGTACGTCTTAAAAATAGAAGCTGCACAGACAAATAATGAAGATGCACTATTTTTACTAGGTTATGCTCCAGAGTTTACAAAGAAATTAATAGAACTTATAAAAAAACCAACAGATATAGAAAAGAGCACAATTTAAATGACATGACTCAAAAAAATTGTACTCTTTTGATTTTAATTAATACTTCGATTCTATGTAAATAATATGTGAAGTATCAAAGGATATTGATTTTGAACCAGATTTAAATTCTATGCTGGATGCTACCGTCCAATTATTTAAATGGGTTCTTCTAAGTGAATTAGGTGATGCAAAAAGAATATCATCAAATTCAAGCTCTTCAATGCTACTGGATTTGTTATCGTAATAAGAAATTGCTTGTACATCTGAAATTTCAATAATATCATCAATATCTTTTAACTTTACTTTGACATTCATAAAAAACACTCCTCTCTATAAACTCGGTTTTAAAAAACCTGTAATTCAATTATAGCATGTGGGGTGTACAAAATTATTAAAAATTTAAAAGTAATATAGGAGGTGTAAAAAGTGAATTATTATTTCGATGTAAACGACGTAATGAAAATTACTGGAAGAAAAAAAACAACTTGCTACGGGCTGATAAAAAAACTTAATAAGGAATTGAACAAGATGGGAAAATTCACTGTCAATGGCAAGGTCCCAAGGAAATATTTTGAAGAAAGATTTGGATTAGAACAATAAGAGGTGTAGATATGAAAGAAATTGATGCTTTTCTAGGTGCTATCTGGTATGCCCTACTAATAGGGGTTGAATATATCAAAGTTGGATGGGATAAATGGCAGAATATATAGCAAAATCTAGTAAAAGGAAGGTGAACATATGTTAATTAAGCAAGAGATTCAGGCAATTCAGGATCCTGACTATAAGTTTACTGTTGAACATACACCTACAGGATGGTTGGTTATTTGTTATAAAAAAGATGAAATGACAGGCTTTTTCAGACGCATAGGAAAAGTAATGAATATATCAAGAAATTCAACAGGCTTTAAATCTTTAAAAAAATTTAAAAGTATTAGAAAAGAAGTGAAAATCAAATTACTGCAAATAGCATGTAATTATATGGATGAAGGGGTATCAGTATGATTTTAACATATAAAATCAAAAAAAATAGGACCCGCAAAAAGTCAAGCGAATCCAAAAACAATTATTGCAAATATTATAATACAAAAGTTAAAGATAGTCAAGGGGAGGTGATTTCATGGCTGGATGGATAAAAGTCCATAGAAAAATTTTAAATTCTGAATTTTATAGAGGACTTACAGGCAGACAAAGAGATGTGATAATCACCTTACTACTCATGGTAAATCATGAGCCTAGGGAATGGATTTATAAAGGAGTGAAATATAAAACTGAGCCAGGACAATGTGTTACATCACTTCAAAAAATTGCAGATCGTTGTGGAAAAGACTGTACTCGTGAAGTTGTGCGTGCAACCATAAAACACGCAGAAAACGCACATTTCCTAACACACGTAACACACACAACACACACGGTTATAAGTATTGAAAATTGGGAGAAGTATCAAGATGTTAACACAGAAAACACACAAAGTACACGCAATGCAGACACAAAAAACACCTGTGTTTCAACCACTAACAAGAATATAAGAAATAAAGAATATAAGAAGTATAGTCCTGACTCTGAAGAGTTCAGGCTCTCTAATCTTCTTTATGAGCTCATAAAAGAAAACAACCCTCAATTTAAAAAACCTAACTTGGATAACTGGTGTGGACATGTGGATAAAATGCTTAGAATTGATAAAAGGTCCGTTGATGATATTGAAGCAGTAATAAGATGGTGCCAACAGGACGATTTTTGGCACAAAAATATATTATCGACAGACAAGCTTAGAAAGCAATTTGACAAGCTTTATATGAACATACCAAAAGATAAGAAGGTAATTCCATTTAATAAGGACGGAAACGAAGATGGCTGGCACTATATGTAATCTTGATGCAGAAATGGCTTTTCTAGGCTCTATAATAAGCGATGGCAAATTAATTGTTAAGGCAATAGAAGAAGGAATAAAACCTTGCGACCTAGCTGGAGATGGATTTGACATAATATATCAGTGCATGCTGTCTATTCACAAGTCTAACAAGCCGATAGAAATGGTGAGCTTGATTTCTGAATTAAAGACAATGGGGGTTAAAGTGCCGGTAAGTCTATTATCCGATATGGCAACTATGGGGATCGCCCCTAATTTTAAATATTATGCTAATGAAATAAAGGATAATTCATTTAAGAGAAAAGTAAAAGATGAAATATTTGATTTGGTTAATAAAATGGATAGCATGCCCCCATCGGAAATTAAAAGCTACATGGGTGATATGGCCAATAATCTTGAATATGGAAGGAGTGCTGAGCAATTATTTATTGATGCAAGTGAGATAAAAAGAACTGACCTAAATTCAGGCTTAGAAACTGGTTTTAAAGAAATCGACTCGCTTTTAGGGGGTCTTGTATATGGTAGTTTAACCATTTTGACAGGTGAGCCAAGCTCTGGAAAGTCTACACTACTCAATCAAATTATTGCACAAAATATTATGAAAGGATATAGATGTATGTTATATTCTGGAGAATTAACTAATTTCAATATATTACAATGGCTAATGCGAACCGTTGCTAATCCTTGCGACTTGAAACAATTTAGGGGAACTGTTGGTGAATATTTTGATGTAACTTCTCATGGAGAGCATCTGATAAGAGATTGGATAAAAAACAAAATGTTTATATACACAGAAGAAGCTAAGTCAAGCATTGAAAACATATCTATAAGCATTGAGTATTTGGCTAGAACAAAAGATGTTAAATTATTTATTCTTGATAATATGATGACCATTGAAAATTCTGGACTTGAAGAGCTGGACAAGCAAAAAAGACTGGCCAAGAAACTAAAGGATCTGGCAAGAAAATATAAAATTTGTGTGATTTTGGTCGCACATCCAAAAAAGAAGGGAGATAAGGATAGATATCATATGCATGATGTATCGGGTGCTAGTGAGGTAGTTAATTTGGCAGACTATGAATTAATTCTAACAAGAAATGTTAAAGTTGATAAAAAAAATGGTGATGTATCTGATATTACCAAAATAGGTATTCTTAAAAATCGTATCACTGGAAAACAAGGAATAGAAATTAGGTTGTATTTTGATAGCATGAGAAAAAGATTTTGGATAGAGGATAGAGATAAAACAAAAGACTATGGATATGACAAAGTTGACCAGGTCAGCTTTGTAGAGCTTGATGATGTGGCCAATGATGTGCCATTTTAGGGGGAGATGAGATATATGGATGTTGTTGAAGAATATTTGAAGAACTTGAAAAGGTTTGATGACGCTGAAAAGTATTTTGAGTCACTAAGTGAGGAACAGCTTAAGGATATAGAATCAACAAAAGAATATGATGCCTTTTTGAAAATCTGGGCAAATCTTGAAAGGTTATACCCACTTGCAAAGGCAGCAGGATGTACTAGGGTGAAGTACTACGAAAGTTAGGTGATCATATGTGAAGGCTCCATGCTATAAGTGTGAACAGCGTCATGTAAATTGTCATGACAATTGCCTGAAATATAAAGAATATCGAAAGGAGCGGGAATACGTGTATAAAAAAGCAAAGGAAAGTGTTGATTTAAGAGGATATTTTCAAGATGAACTTAATAAGAATGTCTTTGGAAGGGGAAAGAAAAAATGATGGAATGGATATATAGGCACAGGTGTAAAATTCATGCCTTGGCCCTAATTTGTAATTTTGGACTAGGTATGTTTGTAGGATATAGGATTGTTGAACACGAAGCAAGGACCTATATTGGGACAGTCATTAAGAAAGACTACCAGCCAAGTGAGATAAAATACGAAAGAAGAGACGAGTGGATTGATGGGAAATTAAAAGTTGTTAAGGTGCCTGAAAGGGCAGAAGAACAGTATTCTTTTTTACTAAAGGATATATTCGGAAGTCAGACTACTGTATTTGTTACAAAAGAGGAGTACAGACAGTTTGAAATCGGTGATAAATATAGGAGGTAGTATATATGAATGTGGTTATTAGATATAAAGGAACTATATTGTTTAGCCCAGATGCTATTTATTGTGAAGGAGTAATGATTAAAGCAAAAAAGGGATTAGATCACTATATATTGTGTGAATATAAAGATTCTCAATCTGCAGAAAGATTTATTTCTGAAATATGGCCTGAGTTGAAAGAAGGTAAAGATGAAGTATTTATAAATTTTGAATAAAAAAGGAGATTAAGAATGTATAAAGTACCACTTGAAATACCAAAATACTGTAACAAATGCCCTTTTGGGATTTGCTCCTACAGTCTGCCACTAACAAGAGAGATGTGGAGAGATAAGGAGTTTTCTAGCGTAGACGGAAAAGAATGCGAATCTGGGACATATGGATATGTCTGCAATATCCAATTCGGCATACTAGGAATTTATGAGGATGTTATAAGAGGAAAGATAGGCGAGAATATAAAGAAGCCAAGCTGGTGTAGCTTAGAGAGGGAAGATTAATGACATATTTTTACAATAATTCAAATAATTTTGAGGGGAGCGAAAATGACATGGTCAACAGTCCTGCACATTACAAGCTAGATGGTCTAGATATTGAGTCTAAGGATGTCCTTAAATCAGTATTAGGCAATAAGGGCTATGTTCACTGGGCTTGCGGTAATGCTATGAAATATATATTTAGGTGGGAAAAGAAAAATGGTCTTGAAGATTTAAAGAAGGCCAGGAAGAATCTTGATTTTGCCATTGAGACTTTGGAAAGTGCGGGTGAGTGATATGAGACGTGTTGATTACATTGTTTTAGGATGGTATTTAGCTTGGATGTTAGTATTCTTAACAGCTTTATTTAAATAAAGATAGAGAGGTATAAAAATGGGAAATGTTTACGAAGTTTATGAGAGAAATGGGATTGTATATTTTCTGAATGAAAATAAAGAAATAGAATTTTATAAGATGCCTGATACACTAACCATGAAAATTGAAATAGAAACCAATAATGGTAAAATAATGAATGTTGTAGATAATTTAAAAGATGGGATTACTATATTTTCAAATGATGGGATTGAATTATTGGAAATGTTTGGACTTTTCCATATGGCGGAAAATTTATTTAAGGGAGATCAGGAAGATGAATAACGATATAAGAAAACTGATAGATGACAACTGGGACGAAATAAAAGAACTGATAGCCCAAAAGTCAGAGGCAGAGCAGAAGCCTAAGACTATATGGGATTTTAATACAAACGACCGCAATAGTTACCATTACATTGATGAAGTTGGATGTTTGAGACTAGACAGGTTTAATGGGGGTTACTTTGAAATTAGAAGAGACTTCGGTAACGCATTTCTAACCGAGGAAGAGGCTGAATTTGAACGTGAAAGACGTGAGGTAGAGGCTATCCTAAGGAAGTATAGCAGGCCTTTTAAAAGTGGTGAATACAATTATGTAGTTGTGCATGATACCGAAAATAACATGATGCTTGTACGTGTAACACAATTTCACAATTCAGGTGGTCCAGTCTTTGCAAACAAAGAAGTGGCAGAGAAAGCAATTGATGAAATTGGAAAGGTTAGGTTGAAGAAGTATTGGTTTGGAGTTGCCGAATAGTGTAATAGTGGTATATGCAAAAATTGCACAAGCCATCATAAAGGGAGGATAAAACATGGACGAAAATCAAAAACAAAAATTTAAAATAAAGCTAATATCTCTAGATGAAAAGCTAAGAAAAAAACAAGATTTAGAAATGGAAATAAATCGCAGGTGGAATGTATTGTTAAGAGAAGAATCATTGACAAATACTGACAGGCATTTAATATCAACAGCTTTAAATAGTCAATTTGGTAGTGTTGAAAGCAAAATCAAAAAAGAATACAAGTATCATAATAGGGAATTGCCGGAGATTTTAAGAGATTGGATATAAGGAGATGGAGAATGAATAATGTTGTTATAATTGGAAGATTAACTAAGGATCCTGAGCTTAGATATTTAACATCAGGAACAGCAGTAGCTACATTTACATTGGCTATTGATAGAGATTATAAAAATAAGGACGGGTCAGTAACTACAGACTTCATCCCAGTAGAGATAATGGGCAAACCTGCAGAGTTTGTAGCTAACTACATTACCAAAGGCAGGTTAGTAGGTGTTCAGGGGTCTATCAGGGTAGATAGGTATGAAACACCGGATGGCGAAAAAAGGACATTCACAAAGGTAGCGGGTAGGAATATACAGGCATTAGAAAGTAAATCAAAGGCTGAACAGGGCGAACGAGCACCGCAGGAGGCACCGACCGAGTTTAGTGCTGTAGATGATGACGATGTACCATTCTAAGGATCAGGTGAACAATGATTAATTCAGAAATATTATATCGATTATTTGAATGTAAAGAAGGATTTGAACTTCCTGATAAAATTATCGATTTATATATAAATAATAGACGAAAATTAGAGAATATAGCTAATGAATTATCTAAAGGGATAGACCTTAACGACAAGGATAGCGATTTATTTTTAGAATATTTTCAAACTGAACACAGTGACAGAAAGGCCTTAAAGCAGGACTATACACCAGGCGAAATAAGTAAGCTTATATACAAGCTAGTCAAAAGAGATGGACTTGTACTAGATCTTTGTGCGGGAACTGGAAGCTTATCTATTCCTTGGTTGGTAGATGGCAACAGTAAAGAAAGGATAATGGAATTTAGGGAATACTCCAAGAGAGCCACTGCATTCTTATTATTAAACTTGATAATAAGAAAAGCAAATGCAACGGTAAGGCAAATGGATGTATTGACAGGAGAATGTTTTCAGGTGTTAGAAGTGGGGGCGCCACCAAACATTGAACATAAGTTTGATGTTATTATTTCAAACCCACCTTATTCACAAAATTGGAGCCCAGTTTCGCTAATAGATGAATTAAAAGCACCACCAAAATCAAAGGCAGATTATGCATTTATAATTAGAGGATTGGAAAACCTTAGTGATGATGGTGTTATGGTGATGGTCCTACCACATGGGGTTCTGTTTAGAGGAAATGCAGAAGGCGAAATAAGGAAGTGGTTATTGGAAAAGGGATATATTGAAGCTGTGATTGGACTACCTGATTCAATGTTCCAAAATACAGGAATACCGGTTTGTTTAGTTATTTTTAGGAAAAATCGCAAGGACAAAAATGTATTATTTATTGATGCAAGCAGGGAATTTGTTAAGATTAATAAATTCAACAAGCTAGAAGAAAAACACATTGATAAAATTGATTCAGTTTACAAAAATAAATTTGAAGTTGAAAAATATTCGCATATTGCAAGTTATGAAGAGATTAAGAAAAATGACTTTAACTTAAATATTCCAAGATACGTAGATACATTTGAGAAAGAAGAATGTGAGCCCTTGGATGTTGCTATGGCCGATTTATTGGCAATACAGACAGACATAGTTAAAACTCAGGGGGAATTTATATCTATGATGAAAGAGCTATGTGGTAATAGCGATGAAGTGCAGCATGAGTTAAATAAGGCTGTTGAGTTTTTGAATGACTCTCAAAAAGTGGAGGTGAATATGCTTGAAAGTGTTGTTAAAGAATTTAGCAAATGTTGATAGAGTAAAAAAAGGACAAATATATAGGTCTGGAACTGTATATATAGGAGTGAGCGCAACTAGAGGTGGAGATGTGCATTACTTAGAAGAAGATGGAGAAATTGAAGATAAATATGCTGCAGTGGAATTTGATGGAAGATATAACAGTAAATATTTATATTATGCAATACTATCTGTTCATGAAATGTGGCTAACCAAATATATCCAAAATATCAATGTTCCGATTTCAGATTTAAAAGAAATGGAGATTGATATTATCACAGATATAGATAGACAAAACGAAATAGTAAATAAGCTTAATTTGCTTGATGCCTGGGCAGAAAGCGAAAAACAAATGATAAGTGCCTGGAAAAGTGTCAAAAAAACAGCATTAGAAAAAATGTTTATATAACACAAAAGGATATTATAGATAGTGGGCAACATGAGTTGCTTATGATGTAAGGAGAATAACATGAGAAATGACAGTTATATTTATATAGGATGGGGATTAGCTTGGATGTTAGTATTCTTATCGGTTTTATTTGATTAGAGAGGTGTAGAAATGAATGAGGAGCCACCAGAATCACCGACAGAGTTTGCTGCAGTAGATGATGGTGATGTTCCATTCTAGGAGGGGTATTATGTGGGTTAAGATATTTCCGAACGAGTGCGAATTTTGTGGGAGTAAGAAAATAAAAAGCAAGAGTCCCATAGGAACTTTATACGTATGCCCAAGGTGCGGTATGGTTCATGGACAATTAAATAATAAAGAAGCATGCATGTAAGAGCAAGGGGAGGTGATTTAATGAAAAAGGTAAGAGTCAAAAAGGAGTTTTTTGAAAGTACCGAGGTTATATTAAGAAATCATAGGGGCATAATCAGGCATATTGGGATTTTAGAAGATACTATGAATGAAATAAAAGAGTATAAATCAAGAGGGATTAAATCAATATCTACAGACGGAGTAAGGGTGTCCTTATTCCCAGGGGATTCTATTGGCAAACAGGTAGTCAAGGTGTCAGAAATGTTGGAGAGAGTACAGAGGGAAATTGATGATGAAAAAAAATATATAAGTCTTATTGAAAAGGGGATGTCTAACTTAACTGATCAAGAGAAAGAGATTGTTGAAATGAGGTATTTTGACAATATCCCAGATTCTAAAATAGCTTTATATACCAATTACGAGAGGTCTAATATATTTAGAAAGAGAGTGGCGGCAGTTAGAAAATTAGCTGTGGTAATATATGGCATAAAGTGTCTAGAATCATAAAATATAGTGCAAAAAATGACCTGAAATAATACAAAAGGTTGCAACAAATGTGCAACAAAAAGCCACTAAATCTGTGTTATTATGTAATTAAGTAAAAGAGTCAGTATTTGTATTATTATCATAAAACCAAGAGAAGAGAGAGGAAATACCCTCTTTCTTTTTTTGTTGTCAAAAAATATAAGAAAAGGGGGGATGATATGTGAATTATGTCGAGCCTATAAGAGATAATAATAAACTAGAAGATATATTGAAGTATCTGAAGAAAACAAACAAAAGAAACTATATGCTATTTTGTCTGGGCCTATACACTGGCTTAAGAATATCAGATATCTTAAAGCTTCAGGTAAAACATGTAAAAGACAAAGATAGTATAAGGATTAAGGAGAAGAAGACCAACAAAAGTAAGGTTATTAAGATTAACAAATTCTTAAAAAAAGAGCTTGATATATATATCGATGGTAAGGAAGAGTACGAATATTTAATTGCAAACTCTAAGACAGGGATTGATCCAATATCAAGACAACATGCTTATAAGATTATCAGAGATACATGCAATGGCTTTGGTATAGAAAATGTTGGTACACATTCTCTTAGAAAAACATTCGGTTACAATTACTATAACAAGACAAAGAATATTGCAGTACTTCAGAATATATTTAATCATAGTGAGCCATCAATTACTCTTAGATATATAGGGATTAACCAAGATACAATATCTGATGCTTATGAGTCTATGAGTTATTTTTAATTTGATTAAATTATTACATATTGAGGGGGTGTAATATCTGATGATTAATTTAACATTTATGATGTATGTCAAATATCTATGATATCAATATATTTCCCCATTTATAAATGTAGCATATGAAATATTACAGAATAATAGATATGTCATATTTCAATGGGTGATTTGAGGACAAATAATTAATTAAAAACTGAATGGGTGAAAGGGGGATTCATTGTGACACCTAAAAGGTATTTAGAGCAAATTCAGGTACTGGAAGCAAAGATAGATTTAAAGCGAGATCAAATAATTGAGGAGCGAACAAGAGCACAGTCTTGCACGACTGCAATGTCAGAAAGAGTTCAGACTTCACCATGCAGTGATAGTCTTGCCAATATAATTACCAGGATATGTGATTTTGAAAAGGACATGGCTAATATGATAAACGAATTAATTGACTTAAAACAAGATTCCATATCCAAGATAGATAAGATGAATAATCCGGACTATGTCAGGATATTAATGCTGAGATATTTCAAAGGGTATTCACTTATGCAGATAGCCAATGAAATGAATTATAGCTACAGTCACATCAAGCGTAAACATGGGTGGGCCTTAGAAGAATTTAAACGATATATGAATGATGGGCCACAATGAGCCATTGATATATGTTAATATGTTAGTGTGGAAATAGAAAAGGCTAATAAAAATCTCTAACACATTACACAATATTCAATCAATCTATTTCCCACAATTAGTTTATGGAAGTTTCACATACCTCCTTTTAACATATAAATTTTTAATAATTCCAAGAAAGATAGCCAACTACCTAGGCTATCTTTTTTGTAGAAATGAAAACCCCCAGTTAGACTGGGGGTTCCGTTTAGCTTTAGCGATGAGAAACTATTAAAAAAATCCTCCTTTGTGTATAATTAATCTGTGGTCTGGCAACTACAAATTAATATCAAAAGGCACAAAGGAGGATTTAACATGTCAAAAGACATTCATAGTTTATCACACACAAGGTGGAATTGCAAATATCATGTGGTGTTTGCACCAAAATATAGAAGAAAAGTATTTTATGGGGAAAAAAGATTGGAAATAGGAGCCATACTCAGGGAGTTATGTAATTGGAAAGGTGTAAATATAATACAAGCAGAGGTGTGTATAGATCATGTACATATGTTGATAGAAATACCACCTAAAATGAGTGTATCAAGCTTTATGGGATTTCTAAAAGGTAAAAGCAGTATAATGATTTATGAAAAATGGGGTAACTTAAAATACAAATATAGAGGTCGTCAGTTCTGGTGTAGGGGTTACTATGTAGATACAGCAGGCAAAAATGACAAGATAATAAAGGAATATATAGCAAAACAATTAAAAGAAGACGAATTAGGAGAACAACTAACATTTGATGTCAGTGACCCTTTTAAAGGGTAGCAGTTAAAATTTGCAAATGTCAGACTACAAAAAATACCTTTTGAGGTATTGCTAGTAAATAAGGCCTTAACGGCCGAAAATGAAGAACCACCAGCTAGGCTGGTGGATTTCTTTTTGTCATATCGTTTTTAGATTAATCAAGTGAAAGGAGGGATTAATTGTGCGTAATGAATTAAGTTCAAAACATAAACTGACAGATGATGTTATTGCCATGGTAGTCAACCAAAAGTTGACAACCAAAGAAGTGCATGAGGTATGCTTTGCTGTAATGTACCACACGCTTCTAAGCAAGGACAATATTAAAATCATGAAGGAACAGATGGGCATAGACATATTCAGCTTAAAGGGTCTCGACCTGATAGACTTTGTGCATGCTATGAATAAATCATTTATGATTATAAGCGAGGACGCAAGCAATGAACTTAATGACACCAAGCCTACTAAGTAAGATTGAACAGTGGATAGCAGAAGGCAAGTACTATAGATGCTATCAATTAAAGGAATGGCGAGGGGCTAATGGTATAAGGGCAGCTGCAAAGGCAAGGGATAAATACTGTGTAGACTGTGCTAAGATAGGTAAACTGTCACCGATAGAAGAAGTACATCACGAGATAGAATTAAAGACTGACCCTAGTAAGTTCTTATGTTTAAACAATGTGGCTTGCCTATGCCAGGCTTGTCACAATAAAAGACATGAGAGGTTTGAGGGTAACAAGAAGAAAAGTTTTACAACAGAAGAACGTTGGTAATCAAATGTTAAAGCTTGATGGGTCCCCCGGGTCGAATCATTTCATTTCTTTGGGAGAGGGGTAGCAACGCGGAGTGGGGCTTGGAGAATATACTTACTAAAATTTATCATGCACGCACGCACGAGGAAAGGGGGTTATAGCATGGAAGAAGTTTTCAAACTAAACAAGAGTCAGAAAATCAAGTCTAATAAAATTCATAAGGCAATAATTGACCAAATGAAGGAAAATGGAACTCACAAAGAGCCATACATTGATATTGCTGAACGATATATGGCAATGTGGGAAGTTACCATGATGCTTGAAGAAGATATCCGAGATCGTGGAGTTCAGATTATGACAGAAAAAGGACTAAAGAAAAATGATTCAGTAGCTATGTTAACTAATCTTAATAAGCAGATGTTAATATGCCTTGAAAAGCTAGGCCTGTCTACCTCAACGGTTAAGCATGAGCTTGGCGGTGATATCTAGTGAAATATAACACTGGATGTAAGTATTTTGATAAGTGGTTTGAACTATGTGACAAACAACCGACTAGCATATGGAATTTACATTTAAGGGCCTTAATTCTCAAAAAAATAGAGAAGCAGCATATATATGTTGATGTCAAGAAGGTCGATAAACTAATAAAAACTATTGAAAAATATAGGTCCTACAAGCTGGCACCAGTGCAGAAGTTCTTACACTGCATTCCCTACACTTACCTAGCACCAGGCATAAAAGCATGGAACGAAATCCTTATTGAAAGTGGTAGAGGATTTGGTAAAAATGCCTATGTAAGTGATTACATCTTAGGGGCAACTAGCAATGTAAATGGGATAAAAGGCTACAATGTTGATATAGTTGCCACGTCAGAAGACCAGGCTAAAACATCATTTACAGATGTATATAATGCCATAGGGGATAACACAGATTTACAAAGAGCATATAAAAGGACCCTGGTGGAAATTGAATTCGTTAGGACCAATTCAAAGGTAAAATATTATACCTCTAATGCCAAGACTAAAGACGGACTTAGACCTGGAGCAGTGGTATTTGATGAAATACATGCTTATGAAGACTATGACAACATCAAGGTGTTTAGATCTGCACTGGGTAAAGTTCCTGAACCACTAACTATATATATAACTACTAATGGATATGTTAGAGGTGGGGTATTAGATGACTTGGTAACAGAAGGTAAGGAATGCCTACTTGAACAAGATTTAGAATCCAAACTATTTCCTTTTATTGCAGTCATTGATAGATACGAAGAATGGGACGACCCTAGCCTGTGGGTCAAGGCAAATCCAATGATTCCCTACTTGCCTATTCTAGAGCAAGAATATAAGGATGCATTCAGGAATGCTAAGAAAAGACCACATATGAAGGTTGAGTTTATAACCAAGCGTTTAAATTTCACCATGGAAGATACAGATACTGCTGTTGCATCCTGGGAAGACATCCTGGCAACCAATCAAGAGGTAAACTGGAAAGACTTCATGGGATGTTCGTGCGTTGGCGGTGTCGACTATGCCAGTTCGAGGGACTTCATAGGTGTTGGCTTATTATTCAAGAAGATAGTCAATGACAATACTAAGTACTATTTTAAGCACCATACATTCATTGTCGAAGAGAGCTTGAAGCTAGTAAAATTCAAGGTGGATTTAGATAGGGCCATTAGTGAAGGACTGGTTACTATTGTTCCAGGAAAAACAATGGACCCTAGATATTTGACAAGTTGGTTCTTGAATGAAGTAAAAGAGAATAGGTATATCATTGAAGCGATAGCAACAGATGATTATAGATATGAACTAATTAAGGACGATTTCAACGAGGTAGGTCTGCCACTTACCACAGTTAGAAGTGGTCCTATTTCTCATGGGAAAATTGCACCAATAATTGAAAAGCTATTTGCTGATAACAACCTTGTATTTGGTGATGATATGATGATGAGATGGTATACGAACAACGTTAAGGTAGTCACTGATGGTAAGGGGAATAAGACTTATCAAAAGCAGGATCCTGAAAGACGAAAGACAGATGGATTTATGGCATTTATTCACGCGATGTTAAAACGTGACTCTATAAGGATAGCCACAATGTCTAATATAAACAAGGGATTTAAAACATACACATATTAACAAGAAAGGGGGTGGAGAGATGGGAGTATTTAACAAAATGATGGAAGTACTAACTGGGAGCAACAAGCAGAGACTTGACATGCTGCCAGTGGGGGATTTTATGCTTGATGGGATAACCATTCCATTGGCATCAGAACAAGTGTATCTTGAATATGCAATAAGTATGTGCATTAACAAGATAGCCAACGCATTAAGCCAATGTACAATCGAAACATACGAAAAGGGAAAAATCAAAAAAGGCGAAGTATGGTATCAATTCAACGTTGAGCCTAACATAAATCAAAATATAACTGATTTTTGGAATAAGCTAGTGCTTGAAATGGTGGTTAATCCTAATGGGGCATTAATAGTTCAGTCCTATGAAGGCTACTGGCTAATAGCAGATAGCTACACCATTATGGAAAGAGCAGTCAAGGACAACGTCTATAAGGATGTAAGAATTGGGGACTTTATATTCAATAGGGAATTCAAGGAAAGTGATGTTTTACACTTAAAGTTATCAAACAAAAATGTAAAGCAACGTGTCACAAGTGTTTATACAATGTTTGGAAAAGTCCTAACAAGTGCAGTTAAGAATTACAATAGGAAGAATTCAAGGAAGGTATTAGTTAAAATTGACACCATGTTTGAAACATTTAAGAATACTGTGGATCCTGAAACGGGTCAGACTGAATATGATTTAAGGCTAGACGATTTATTCAAAAATAGGTTGGTAGGATATTTTTCCGAATCCGATTCAGCGACACCAATTGAAAAGGGCCTAGAAATTGAAGATAAGACATCCGAGTTCAATGGGTCTGGGTCTAAATATAGGGAAACAGATGATATCCGAGGTGCATTTGACGATATTGTAAATATGGTGGCTGATATATTCAATATCCCTAGAGGACTTTTAAAGGGTGACACTGCAGATGTGGAAGCTATGACAGATAACTTTATTTCATTCTGCATAAATCCTATTGCAGGTCAGTTGGAAGATGAAATCAACAGAAAACTATATGGGAAGAAATCATACTTAGAAGGGACTAAGATGATAATCAAGACATCTTCAATTAAATCTTATGACCTAACCAAGATAGCTGCAAGCGTGGAGGCCCTATATAGAATAAGGACCTTAAACACTAATGAAGTAAGAAGGCTATTGAAATATGAAGAGATAGGAGAAGATTGGGCCAATGAATATATGGAGACAAAGAACTATCAACCAGTTAATCAGAAAGGGGGTGAGATAGATGGAGAATAAGGTAATTAAAGCAAGATGTGAGTTGGTCGACAATAACGGACTAAAGGAGTTAGTATTGTATGGGCCGGTTGTAAATGGTAAGGCATGGTTTCTTGACTCAGATGAGTATATTTGCCCTCAAAATGTAATGGCAGCATTAAAGGAAGCTGATGGTGAAGATATCCTTGTTAGGATAAACACCAATGGCGGAGATGTGTTTGCAGGAATAAGCATTTACAATATTCTAAAAGACTATAAAGGCAAGGTCACAGTCAAAGTAGATGGAATAGCTGCGAGTGCAGGTTCAGTGATAGCCATTGCAGGTGATAAGATATTGATGGGTGTTGGAACAATGCTAATGATCCATAATGCATGGACTTTTGCATCAGGGAATGCAGACGAGTTAAGGAAGGTTGCAGATGACCTAGACAAGATATCAGATAGCATATCTAATATTTACATGACAAGATTTTCAGGGACAATCGAAGAACTAAAAGCACTACTTAACGCTGAAAGTTATTTGACTGCAGAAGAGTCAATAGCCCTTGGCTTGGCTGATGAAGAAATCGAGGAAGAACCGGCAGAACCGACAGAACCAAAGAAACCGGAAGAAGACCCTGAAGAAATCAAAAACTCAATAATTGGCAAGTACATTGCCATGCGAAAAGAATCCGACAAAGCACAGAGTAAGGGTTCTTTTTATATGAATAAATTTAGATAAGAAAGAGAGGATATTATAATATGGCTTTACTAAATAAAGATAACGAAACGAATATACAGGCGCTAGCACTAGATTTAGCTAGGGCAGAAAATGAAGAGGCATTTGCAAAGGCGCAGGTTGCCCTTGCTGCACAGATTGAACAGGATATAATAGCACAGGCAAAGCAGGCTGCAACAGATGATTTATCAGATTCAAGAGTCCTTGAGTCAAGAGGACTAAGAGCCTTGACAAGTCACGAAAAGAAATACTATGCACAGGTCCTATCCACTGGTGGATTTAGAGGCATAGAAGAATTAATGCCTATCACAATAATAGATAGAATATTCAAGGATATTGAGGCAGAACATCCACTTCTGCAGAAGATTCAGTTTGTAAACACAACTGGAATAACTAAGTGGCTTGCTAGAAAGTCAGATGCAGAGGGGGCTGTTTGGGGTAAGCTTGGAACTGAAATCAAGAAGAAGCTAGACAACTCATTTACTGTAGTAAATACTACTCTTAATAAGCTAACTGCATTTATCCCAGTATCTAAGGATATATTAGTTCTTGGTGATTTGTGGATAGATAAATTTGTTAGAGTACTACTAGCTGAATCAATAGCTATAGGCTTAGAAAAGGCAATAATTGAAGGTAATGGAGTAGATTGCCCAGTTGGTATGCTAAAAGATATCACGCAGGCGAAGTCAGCTACTACTGGATATCCTGATAAGGCAGCAGTCGCACTTAACGACCTAAAGCCTGGAACACTTGGTAAAAATGTAATGAAACCACTTGTTGACAAGAAGGTAAAGACTGTTAACAATGTATTGTTGATTTGCAATCCTGGTGACTATTGGGAAAAAATATTCCCACAGACTACAGTGCTAAGTGCTGCAGGTCAGTATGTGTTCAATGTACTACCAATAAACGCAGAAGTATGCCAGTCAGCATTTGTTCCTGAAGGCAAGCTTATAGCGTGTATTCCTGATGATTACTTCCTTGGCATAGGATTTAATGGTCCTGTAGTATATTCAGATGAATATCAGTTCTTAGAAGATGAAAGAGTATACGCACAGAAGTTGTTAGGTCATGGTCAACCAATTGAACCTAAGTCATTCTTGGTATTCAACATTGCTGCAATGGCTGTCCCAAGCGTATAAGATTTTATAAGTATGATGGCCGGTGTTAATCACTGGCCTTTATAAGTAAAGGGGGACAGATTATGGCATCAAAAAAAGTTAAGGCAAGAGTCTTATTTGATTTTGAGGACTTACAAGATAATATAATAAGACATAGTGGAGATATATTTTCGGTAACAAGGACTAGGTTTAATGAAATAAACAAAAAGACCCAGGAAATGTTTAACACAGACTATGTGGAAGAAGTGCTTGAAGAAAAGTAGGTGATAGCATGACACTACTAGAAGAAGTGAAAGCAAGGCTTGATGTTACTTGGGAATATGACGATCCTAAAATTAATACAATGATTTTGGAAGGTCAAGACTTCATCAAATCAAGGGTTGGCAAGACTAACTTTGATACTGAGATATCAGCAAGAAAGCTATTAAAAGAATATTGCTTCTATGCCTGGAACGGGGCAAGCTACTCATTTGAGGATGACTTTAAGAGTGATATTTTAAATCTACAGATTAAGCACAGTTTGGGGGACTAACAAATGAAACCTAACAAGAGAACATCTGAAGAATTAAATAGCGGACTGCTTGAATATGGAGTCAAGAAAACAGTCAGAGATGAGAAGAAGGCAGTCATAGGCAATAGATTTGTAAGGTTGGGTTTTTTGAAATACAAGATAAAATATTTCAAGCATGAAGACTTTACAAATTACTTTGGACTTGAAACAAGGGTAGACCTTAAAATCAAAGTCTACAAGGTCAAGGGCTTAGAAATGACCCAGCTGATAAGAATTGACAATGCCTACTTCGATATCGTTAAAATGGATGACGATCTAACAGGTCGATTTACATATTTATATTTACAGAAAAGGAGTGGTCTAGATGATTAAAAATCTACAGGGGCTACTTGACCAATTAGAGGAAATAGCACCAGTATTTGCCACCGATATAAGAAAAGACGAGGTCAAGGAGAATAAATCGTTCTTTATTTATGATGATGATGGCGACATCAAAAAGCCTGACACGTCAACAAATCAATATCAGCAAGAATTTTATTTATATTTTGTAACCAGGGAAAAAATGGACCTGGATAAATTTAAAATAATAGAAATGTGTGACGATCACAGACTATTATTTAATTCTTGTGAAACACAGGTTGGAAAGATAGAAGACTTAGATGTAGAGGCTAGCATGACAACTTTTACATTTATTCACGTTCACAGGATGTGTAGAGGGTAGCCTATGAGCAGGATATCCTTCATATTAAAGCCCGAACAAAGTGAGAAGATAGCCGAGGCCCTAAAAAAGACAAGTTCAACTCTTGAAAGCAAACTAAATGAATATTTGCACACAAAAGGCGGCCAACATGCCATTCAAGGAATAATAGGTTTTATTCCAAAATCCAATAGGCAAAAAAAGCATGCAAAAGATAGCAACCCACTTAAATTTGACAAGTTAAATTTGGGGTTTAAAGTATATGCAAGAGGTGGGGCAGCAAATAAAAAAGGAAGTTTTGGGTACTTGGTATTCCCAGATGAAGGGCGAGGATCACACAATTTTATAGCACAAGAATTTTTCAGACGAGGTTTGGAATCAAAAGAGGATAAATTATTCAATGATGTAATTAAAATCATTGATGAAAATATTAGTATTTAGAATAGGAGAAGATAAGATGGGAGCAACACAGAGAGATAGCCAGTTTTCATATTTTAAAGTTACAAATGCCCACATATTATTTGAGGGTGAAGCTGCATCAAAGAAGTTAGGCTGCACTGGTGAGTTAGAAGTCGAATCCGAAATCAAAACAATTGTTAAGAAGTGCGAGGGAGTCGACAAGGAAAAGAGAGCTAAGGTAGTTGGTCAGAAGCTAAAGTTTGTAGGTCACATTGAAAGAGATGTCCTAAATAAAATATTTGGTATAGATACAACAGGATTTAAGGCGGGAGTATATACATATGGTGATAGTTCGCTTGGTAAAGTAGGATGCTTGACATTTTCAGCATACGACCTAATGGAAACAGATGAAGAGCTTCTTGCTTGGCCAAAGGCTGCAGTTACATCAGGACTAACACTGTCTATCAAGAATGGTGAGGAAGAAGTGGCAGAGATAGAACTTGAATTTTCAATAACTGCTGATGAAATGGGCAAGTTTATGTACAGAGGCTTCAAATCTGAACTGGGCCAGTTGGCTGATACATGGCATTCAAAGTTTGACGCAAGCAAGCTAAAGGCATAAACGAATTAAAATATTAAAAAGGGGGTCAATATGGCACTTACATCAATCAAATTAACTGAGGGTGGAGAATTTAAAATAAATACACACCTAACACTTGGAGCATTAAGGAACGCACAGATAAATGGTCTACTTAACAAGGACTTTATATCAGGGATAATCAAGACAAGCATGGGAAATGAAATAGAATTTGATTCATTGCCAATGGACGATATCCTGCTTATGGACCTTGCTTATATTTGCTACACGATGGAAAATAAAAACCCACTAAGCATTGATGAATTCCTAGAAGTGGCAGACCTTAATTTCCAGGACTTAACTGAGATATACACAGAAGTGTTAACAAATTTAATAACAAGACCAGGGAAGATGCCTGGTGATTTTAAAAAGGCCACACCAAAGCAGGCTTCAAATGGTAAGAAAAAAAAACACCGACGCTAGACCCTAGCAATGTTGAGGAGTTCTTCTCATTGTTTGCCTTTTATTTTGGCTTAGGTCAGGATATATGGGAAATCCCTATATCCATGTTAATGTCTATAGCGGTGAATAAAATTGCCATAGACAATTACTTAAACAGTAGCATAGATTAGCCCCATATTTTTGGGGCTTTTTTTATTGAAAAAATTTTAAAGAAAGGGGGAATAACATGGCTAAAAAAACAAGCAGAGAGGTCAATATAGAATATAAGTTGATTAATAGTCAGTTCAACGCTTCTATTAAGGGTATTCAAAGTGAAATCACAAGCCTTACAAAGTCATTTAAACTACAGTCAGAGCAGATGAAATTGACAGGGTCAGAGTCTGAAAAGCTAGGAGTCACTCTAGATCACCTAAAGCAGAAGCAGGCCTTACAGAAGGAAAAGACTGAGGAAATCAAGAAGGCCCTAGAAAATGCCAAGAAGACCATGGGCGAGAATTCCACAGAGGCTAAGAAGTGGGCCAGTCAGCTTATGGACTCACAAAAGGCAGAGGCGACCCTTGGAAATCAGATAAGCATAACTAATCAAAAATTAGCAGAGGCACAAAAGGCCGAAAGTGCAGCCGCTAAAGCAAGTCAAGAACGAAAAGAAAGGCTAAAAGAACTTGCATCTGAGCAGGACAAGGTCACATCTAAGATGGATGCCTTAACCGCTAAATATAATGCACAGGTCAAGGCACTAGGTAACAATGCAAGTGAATCTGATAAGCTTAAAGTAAGGCAGACCTATTTAAAAGAGGCTATGGCCACTACAAAGCAAGAGGTCAAGGGTCTTGAAGAAAGTCTAAAAGTAGCCAAGCAAGAATTTGGGGCAAACTCCGTTGAAGTAAATAAGCTTGAAAAAGAACTAGCAGAAGCTACTGCCAAGGCCAAGGAGTTTGAGAATGAATACTCAAATGTCGGAAGCACAGCCAAGAGGGTGTCGGACAAGCTATCAAACACAGGCAAGACTATTTCAAATATAGGTGATTCATATTCTAAAAGGGTATCATTGCCACTATTGGCAGGAATAGGGGCCACTGTTAAAGTTGCTAGTGATTTAGAAACTGCATTTACTGGAGTAAGAAAGACAGTAGATGAGGTCAGGGACAAAAATGGCAAGCTAGTCATTTCCTATAAAGATCTTGAAAATGGAATCATTGAAATGTCTAAGACCATGCCGACATCTGCAGTTGAAATAGCGGGAGTAGTAGAGGCGGCAGGTCAGTTAGGTGTTAAGGCTAATGATGTCTTATCATTTTCAAAGACGATGGTGCAAATGGGTGAAGCTACAAACCTAAGTGCAACAGACGCAGCTACATCAATAGCAAGATTTACAAATATCATGGGTGGGTCACTTGGTCAGGTAGATAGACTTGGGTCATCTATAGTATACCTAGGCAATAACTACGCAACTACTGAATCCGAGATTACTGCAATGGCTATGAGGCTAGCAGGTTCAGGACATCAGATAGGATTGACTCAACAGAATGTACTTGCCTTAGCTACTGCAATGAGTTCATTGGGAATTGAATCTGATGCAGGTGGGTCCTCAATGTCTAAGGTTATGACCAAAATGCAAAATGCAGTAATGGGACCACAAGAAGCGTTTAAGGCATTTCAAGGTGAATTAAGTAGAGTTGGTGTAACATATCAAGATGTAAGAGCTGCTATTGAAAAGGGCGGCGAAACGCTAGAGGAGATGGCCAATAAAACAGGATACACTAAAAGTGCATTAAAGGATATGGTCAAAGAATTTGACGAAGGGCAATCTAAAATTGATTTATTCGCAAAAGTGGCAGGAATGTCATCCGAGCAGTTTGCTAAGACATTTAAGGAAAAGCCAATCGAAGCAATCAATGCATTTGTAAAAGGCTTGGGAGAAATGAGCAAGCGAGGGGAAAATGTCAATACCGTTCTAAGTGATTTGGGAATCACCGAACTAAGAGAAACTGATACACTTAAAAGGCTGTCAGGTGGTCAAGATATACTAACAAATGCTATCAATGATGCAAATAAGGCTTGGGACGAAAATAATGCCTTGACGAATGAAGCACAGAAAAGAAATGATACCTTCGCGGGTAAAATGGGCATGCTGAAGAATGAAATAATAGCATTTATGAATGATGCAGGAAAGCCAATAGCTGATGCACTAAAGACCATGTTTGAACACTTAAAGCCAGTTTTGGAAGCAATAGGGAGACTAGCTAAGAAGTTCAACGAGGCTAGCCCTGAAACACAGAAGATGGTAATGGCAATAGGTTTAGTAGTAATAGCAATTGGTCCAGTCTTATCCATTGTTGGCCGACTACTATCAGTATTTGGGACCCTGTCAGGAGCCTGGGCAACTGCATTTGCAGGAGCAGAAGCAGCTACACCTGCAGTTAAGGGTCTGTCTATGGTCTTAAAAGGCATAAGTAAGATTGCAGGCCCTATTCTTACAGTATTTAAAAGTTTGTTCTCAGGTCTTGCAGGAGTATTCGCAAGATTACTTCCAATGGTAGCTGGAGCATTCCAGTCAATAGGTGCTTTTATAATTGCCAATCCAATAGCCCTTGCAGTTGCTGCTGCAGTTGCCGCCCTAATATTCATTTGGGTAAAGTGGGGAGACGATATTAAAGCCTTCTTTAAGAAACACTGGGAAGAAACTAAGCAGATATTTCTTGAAGGTTGGAATGCTGTCACTGAAGGTATAACAAACGCTTGGAATAGCTTTATTGAAGGTGCTAAGACGCTTTGGGAAAACTTTAAGTTAGTATTCAAGTTCCTATGGGACCATATCAAGGAAATATTCATGATAAGTTGGGAAGCTATCACATCACCAATAACACTTGCCATGAAATTATTTATAGGTGTAATTAAGACCATATGGGAGCCTATGACTCAATTCTTTTCACAGACTTGGGGCAAAATAAAAGACAGTGCGACAAATACTTGGAATTCTACTACAAACTACTTACAAACTACATGGACCAATTTGAAGACTAAGGCTTCTGAAACATTTACAAATATGAAGACCTTCTTGGGTGTTACATGGGACTTTATCAAAAATACAACAAGTAGCACTTGGAGTGATATCAAGACCAACTTAGGACAGCACTGGGATAATATCAGAAGTAATGCATCTAGTAAGTTTGAATCTATCAGGCAGACCATTTCAACTGCATGGGGAAATATTAAGACTATTTCAGGTGCAGTTTGGGATACAATCAAACAGTCTATCAGTGGTAAGATGGATGGCATCAAGAACCACATAAGAGGAGCCATAGATTCAATAACAGGCTTCTTTAGAAATTGTAGGCTTGAGCTTCCACATATAAGGCTACCGCACTTTAATATTAGTGGTAGCTTCTCACTTAATCCACCAAGTATACCTCATATATCGGTTGATTGGTATAAAACAGGTGGTATAGCCACAGGGCCAAGTATAGTTGGTATAGGTGAAGCAGGAAAAGAAGCCGTTGTTCCACTTGAAGGCAGATATATGATGCCATTCGCACAGGCCATAGTTGATAGGATGAAGTTTGATAGTGGCAACAATGGAACAATAAATGTTATTTTAAATCAGGATATCAAAGAAACTGCAGACTTTAGGCAGGGCATGGATATAATTGACCATGAACTAAAGAGGCGAGGATATAAGTTGAACTATGGAAGGGGGGCAATCTAAAATGCAGAAGTTAATAGTTGAAGTAAATGAGAAAATGATAGACCTATCTAAGCTAGGATTTTGCATAAAGGAAAGGCCCTCAATCCCAACACCTGAAAGGCTGATAGAAACGATTGATATTCCAGGACGTGATGGGGATTTACACGTTGAAAAGGGATATAAGGATATTGATATCACAGTTGAACTTAACTTCATGGATGACCATCTAAGGGATAGAATAAGGGGGGTCAAGGAAATATTGCTTGACTGTGACAAGATTATATTTTCAGATGATCAGGAGTTCTGCTACATGGTAAATTTCACCAAGATAGGAGATATCGAGAATGAGGTAGACTTCTATGGATCCTTTGAAGTTACATTCAATTGTAAGCCTTTTAGCTATAAGCTATCCACTTTTAAATTTGTATCAGCAATTGATTCATTTAGGGTAGATGGGTATAAGTCAGCCCCACTATTTAAAATCACAAATTCACAGGGAGATTGTTATTTTATATTGGATAATGACAACAGTAAGAAAATAGGAGTAAACATAAGGGCATCTGTGGTTTATATCGACTGTGAAAATATGACTTGCAGAAGTGATGATGGCATTAATTTGCTTGAATATATGATAGGTGACTTCATTGAACTTGATAGGGGTATTCACAGAATCACTGCATATGGTGGAATGTCTAAGGTTGAAGTCATGACGAGAGAGGGGTGGAGATAGTGATTAGAGTTTACAGGTCAAATGAAATTAATTTCAAAAGAAATGGGGTTCAGGTCCTTGATAGGCTAATATCTAATCCAGTAGTATCCGAGGAAATCAACGGTATATATCAGCTTGAATTCTCAATCCCTATCAAGGATTCAGATTATATCGAAATGGAAAATATTGTTGTGGCACCCACTCCAACAAATGACGACCAGGCATTCAGGATATCGCATATAAGAAAAAGCAATGGAATGTACCACGTCACATGCTATCATATATTCTATGATCTTAATCATAATTTAATAGAGGATATAAATATCGTAAATTTAGGGGCGAGTGCAGCCCTTGAAAAAATAGACAAGGGATGTGTTAATACGCATCCTTTTAAAATCTATACAGATATTTCAAATAAGGTGGCCAGTAGTCGAATAGTTAGATATAACCCAGTCAGAGCAATGCTAGGAAGTGATGATAATTCATTCATTAATAGGTGGGGTGGAGAGATTGAAAGAAATAACTTCAATATCACTTTTAGAAAACGACTGGGGATTGATAGTTCAGTTCAAATTCGATACAAGAAGAATTTAATAGGCTATGAAGCCGATATTGACTACACACAGATTACTACCAAAATAATGCCTAAGGCAGCCGATGGTGTCCTGCTTCCTGAAAGATATATAACATCACCTAAAGTTAATCAATATCACAATACTAAAATCAAGGTAATTGAATATAGTGACATTAAGATTAGGGATGTAGGGTCAAGTGACACAGAAGGAATGACCAAGGAAGAAGCCTACACTGAAATGCGAAGAAGAGCCTGGGCAGAATTTAGTGACAACCACATAGACGAGCCTAGGGCAAATTACAAGGTCAGCTTTATAGACTTAGAAAAGACTAAGGAATATAAGCATATCAAGAAGCTTGAGAACATCAACATAGGTGACACTTTGAAGGTGATACATCCTGAAGAAAAGGTCAGTATTACAGCTAGAATGATAAGCTATAAATATGACCCTGTTAGCATGAAATATATTGAAGTAGAGCTAGGGAATATTTCTGAATCATTCACATCAATTACATCAGAACTAAGGCGAATTAATGACAAAATCGACACCGATGTAATGAGTGCGGTTGATGACTCCAAGAAGTTGGCAACTAAAATGCTAAAAGAAGGATTTGGGGGACATGTTAAAATCATGCCTGACAAGATCCTGATAATGGACACAGACAATGAGAATACTGCTAAAAAAATATGGATGTGGAATAAGAATGGCTTAGGGTTTTCCAACACAGGAATCAATGGTCCATATGGGCTTGCAATGACTAAAGACGGGTCAATAGTTGCAGACTATATCACATCAGGAAAGTTAAATGCTAATGTAATCAGGGCAGGGCAAATTGTTGGCAAGAACTTTAATTTAGACTTAGACAGTGGACTAGCCAAGTTCGGTGCAAATTCAATAACTAAGGACAGCCTAAGCCAAGATTTAAAAAACGAATTAAAAGGCAAAGATGGACGAGATGGAACAGATGCCACATTGTATGAATGGTTAAGGGACTGGAATGGCACCTACACACAAGTAGACGGCCGTAAAGTCATATCGCCTAATATATTTGCGGGTAATAGGGATGGCGGTGTTTTCTTTAATGAAAATGGATTGTACGTAAAAAAGGGAGGTACAACAACCGCCTGGATAAGCAGGGATGGTTCAGGGTTTTTTGGGAATTCAACAGACAATATTAGTTGGGATAGCAATGGTAATATTAGGCTTCCTAAGATAACCACAGATGCAATATATCCTGGAAATAGCGAACGTATTATTTTAGAACGTGGATTAGCACCTGGGGCCAATGATGCCAAATCTATTGATGCAACTGGAAATGCAATAAGATTAAAATATAGTGCATATGCATATTTGAGTGTAAGTAACACTGGTATAAGTGGATATCGAGCAGGCGAACGTAAATTCGCTACAGCGGGGCAATATGACGGCATATCTGTAGCAAGTGGGACTGTGATGAATCTTGATAGTTCAGATACTCTAATGTCAGTTAATTCAGAAGCATTTTGGGCTAGAGCAAGCGGTGCACAAGTAATCTTAGCCACAAGAGAAGGTGTATATTCTACCACTGCACAATTAAGCTCAGACGCTAAACTAAAAGAAAATCTGTGCAAAATTAATGATGATAAAATCATACGAAAGAATGACGATGTGAAATTTGATAATTTGACTAGTGAGGATGTTTTTGATTTTTTAAAAAACACCTCACTTTTTAATTACAATTTCAAGGGTCAAAATAAGCCTAAGTTTTCCCTTGTAGCACAGCTTATTAAAGATCCCATAAGAAGTGTAATCGTTGGCTACAATAAGATAAACAAGACCTATGCAATAGATGTCTACAATTACACATCTATTTTACATGCAGGCATGCAAGAAGAGATCAAGAAAAGAGAAATGTTGGAAGCTAGGGTCACGTCCTTAGAGTCTGATATAGATATTTTAAGAAAAGAGCTAGAAACTCTTAAAAGTATGTTGTCTACAGTTAAGTAGGCAGAAAGGGGCAATATTATGGCACTTAGAGACATAGGAAAAGCAAAGTATAAAATAACTATGAAAGATGGGTATATTGAGGATTGCTATGCGACTCAATATGACACTGCCAGGGTGTTTGAATTCCAGGTATTTAATGACTCTCAAATAATGAGCCTATCAGGGATAACAATTAAAATGATGGTAGAGCAAGGTACTAAGGTGGTGTTTGCCACTGGGTCAGTAGTTAATGCAGACCAGGGAATATTCCAAGTAGTCTTAAATTCTGAAATGCTTGAAAACGACTCAATCCACTATGCACAGATTGAGATGTCAAATGGTAGTGAGTCTATCCAATCACCGCCTTTTAAAATCAAGATAGGCAAATCAATTAAGACAGGGGCCAAGGCAGGAGTCAATATTGTAGTTGACTATGCTAAAGTAAAGCAATATATAGATGAGATCACTCACCTTAGGCTGCACACAGACGAATTAAAAGGCCCTAAGGGTGATAAGCCAGTAATTACTATAAATGACAAGGGGAACTGGGTCATTGACAATGTAGACACAGGCAAAAGGGCAATTGGTCAAGATGGCAAGATGTCATTTGAAGAGTTATCACAGGAGCAGAAAGCAAGCCTTAAAGGTGCTAAGGGCGACAAGGGAGATACTGGACTAACAGGGCCTAAGGGTGATAAGCCAGTAATCACAATTCAAAATGGCAATTGGTACGTTGACGGAGTAGACACAAGACAGAAGGCCAAGGGGGAAGATGGTCAAGTAACATTTGAAGCACTTACACCAACACAGAAGGCGAGCCTTAAAGGTGATAAGGGTGACACTGGGGCAAATGGTCAGCCAGGTGCTAAGGGTGATAAAGGCGAACAGGGTCTGCCTGGTGAAGTAAGAGTCTTGACTCAAGCAGAGTACAATGCACTTACAATAGCACCTACTGACAAGACATTTTATTTGATTAAGAAAGAGGTGTAATTCATGGCAACTTTAAATTTAAATACTGAGAAAATAGATAAGCTATATATCGGCGGTCAGCTAATTTGTGGCGGGAACAATGGGTATGTTAAGGGTGATATTATTCCGCCAGGTGGAATTAAAGAGGTTTACCAAACCAATGAGGAAAAAACTGAGATTTGGAACAAACAACTTGAAAACAACACCATTAGATCGCTTGTTGTCGATGACGAATTCAACATCTACACAGCTGGGGACAATAGAATTCTAAATAAATTTGATAAAAATGGACACAAAATATGGGAGTATAGAGACTTAGTAGGGGATGTCAAAGGAATATCAGTTGATTCAGCTAAAAATGTATATGTTGTGTGCGGATTAACAGTCACTAAAATCAACAAAGATGGGAGAGAAGTTTGGAAACTTAATAATTTCAGTCAAAGTCTATCATCAGTGAATGTTGATAAAAATGATAATGTTTTTATATCAGGAAACGACAAGACACTAAGAAAATTAAATAAAGACGGACAGGAGATTTGGAAATATACAGGGCAGACTGGTATTAAAAATATCAAGTTTGATAATGATGATATTTACATATCTGAATATAATACAATTAAGAAAATCAATAAAGATGGTCAAGAGGTTTGGAAATATAAAATATCATATGGGGGCTTTGAATCAGTAGATGTGGACTCAGAACATATTTACTATTGTGACAACGATAAGTTAGTTGTTAAAATGAATAAAGATGGCCAGGAAATTTGGAAAACTCGAAGTTTTAATTACGATAACAACGCGGTTATCATAAGCGAGAATGGACATTTATTTATATTAAATCGCCGAGCCTTATATGAATATGATGAAAACGGTAGACGAGTTAAAAGTTATTTAGATAACTCGTCTATGGTTGTTTTTACAATGGACAATAAACAAAATATTTATGTAGCACTTAGCGATAACACAGTTCGTAAAATTGGGGGTAAAGAAGAATTCCTAGGATATGAGATTTTGAAAGATAAGGGGGACAAATAATAATGACAGCAGCACATTTATTTGATTTTTTTAGAGGTTGTACAAACACGCAGGAATCAAGAGTTGTATTCGTGCTAGCACTAATAGCTAGTGCTATGATTATTGATTTCATAACTGGGGTAATTGGAGCTTGGGTAAACCCAAAAATAGATTTTAAATCTAAGGCCGGGATTAATGGGATTCTAAGGAAAGTGGCCAGTATGTTAGCGCTAACAATATTCTTGCCGGTTAGCACATTGCTGCCAAGCGGGATAGATACAATGCTTATATCCACGCTATATATAGGGTACTTATTTTTTGAAATGAAGTCAATAATAGAAAACCTAGGAAAATGTGGCATTGACACAACGCTTTTCAAAGATATACTAGGCAAGATGTCGGGAAAAACAGAAGACAAATAAATTTTAATCTAGTGGGTGGTCTATGTGGCCACCCTATATATTTTAGAAAGTGAGGTAAGATATGAGGATATTTTTATCAGTAGGACATTCCATATTAAAAGGTGGTAGCTGCACCTCAGCAAGCGGATATACCCACGAATATAGGTATAACAAGGAACTTGCACCATATGTTAAAAGAGTGCTAGAGTCACTAGGTCATTCATGCGACGTGATAGTTTGTCCTGAGGGAGTTTTTCCAAGCAAAAGAAGTGAATATAGCTATAAAATTCCAATAGCAAATTCAGGGAAATATGACCTTGTTTGCGAACTGCATTTAAATGCTGCAGATGGGGCAGGACATGGTGTAGAAGTTTTTCACTACCCTGGAGATAAAAAGGGCTATAGCATAGCCAATCAGATATGCAAGAATATCAGTAGTCTAGGCTTTACTAATAGAGGTCCAATAACAGCCCAGCTATATATGATAAATGATACTAAGCCAACCGCTGTGCTTGTGGAGTCTTTTTTCTGTGACAATAAAAAGGATTCAGACCAGGCTAAGAAAATAGGATTTAAGAGGATGGCCCAGGCTATAGCATATGGTCTTGTAGGTAAGGCCCCAGATAGCACCATAGAAGAAGTTGAGCAGACTACTCAAAAGGTAGTCGCTAAGTCAGGATGGACTGAAGAATCAGGCAAGTGGTACTACTATGATAGTGGAAAGAGATTAACCGGCTGGCTAAAGTCAGGATCCAAGTGGTTTTACCTAAAACCAGACAGGGACGGGGAGATGGCTACAGGTTGGCTAAAGTACAACAACAACTGGTTTTATTTCAATTCTAAAGGCTATTGTATGACTGGCAAGCAGGTCATTGACGGCAAGACATATGAATTTGATAAAGATGGATACTTGATAAAGTAGGTATTAAAATAGGGGGCTTATTTGCCCCCTTGTTTTACTTTTCAGCTATTCATATCTATGATCTTTGATATATATATAATCCTTATTATCTATACATATATAGCTTGCTGTTCTTTCTATTTCATAATCTCCTATAAACTGAATGATACAGCTTTTTCCAGCATTATATACATTGATTTTCTTAGCTCTTGCTTCAAAAACCATCACATCATCATCATATATTTTTAACCACGTATCTGCCTCGTACACCTTCTTATAATAATCAGGTATCTCAACAGTTTCATCAACTAAATATCCCTTATAACTACCATCTGAACCAGTATGCACTTCACCAATATTACCTGATGATTTTAGTATTAGGGTTGCTATATCACTGTATCCCAGATCAACTACTTTATCCTTATAATTTTTACTCATTTTCTTAGTCTCCTTTAAATTTATTTTTAGAGGTTTTCCTTACCTCTTCTATACTTATATTATACTATCGGTAGTATAATTAGTCAAGTATTTTTTATAAATTTTTTAATTCTTTTTTTCGACTAATGATTAGTATTTCCAGTTCTTGTATATCCTCATCAGTGGCTTGCTTTTTAATAAAATTTCTTGCTGTGGACCTGTTTCTTAAATATCGAGTGTGCTCTCTATTTTTTTCTTGCCACTTCTTATTAGCTTCTGTTTGTTTAGCAGTCTCCATTTATTACATCTCCTTTTAATATTTTCTTAGCAATTCATAATATTTATTACACATTTCACTATATATCACCTTATCCCTGGTAGCACGACCAAAAAGAATATTTAATATATCAACCATTATTTTATCATCTACAGTCCCCTCATTAGACTTGGCTAACTCTTCTTGACTCTCCAGTATTTCCGATATCTGATGAAATAACACGACTTTAAAGTGGTCTACTTCGAGTTGTGTAAAGTCGTCAAATGTTTGCTCGATATTAGTAAATTTAGCTTGCATGGTCTCAATATGCTTGCCGACCGACATATTATTATCATTGGCTGATTTAATTAATTTGAAATACGCTTCCTCGTCTATATCTAATTTAACTATGCTCATATTATCCCCTTTCCGATTTTAATCTAATTATCTGTTTTTAAGCTTCAGGTAAAAGAAGCTTATTAAAAATACTATTGTAACAAATAAAAATGAAATGTTTCTAGTTATATTAAATAGTATTATAGATGCCAAGCCTAAAATAGATATTACTAATGTTTTATTGTTTTTCATTTCATATTTCACATGAGTATGTTATAATACCCTTAAAGGGCGAGGGGCTAAGCCCCTCATAAGAGTTACTTGAAATAAGATTTTATAGATTCTATAAACTGTATCAGAGTTATTAGACTTATAAGCCACTCAAGTAACTCTTTATTTTTTTGTTCTTCAAGTTCCTTTCTTTTTCTTTCTCTTTTAATTCGATTGTGTAATCTGTTACTCATGTTTCCCCCTTTCTTTAATTATATTATACTACCGATAGTATAAATAGTCAAGCGTTTTTTTAAAAAAAAATATAAAACTTATGGAATTTATTTCTAAAATATCCTCAAGCTGTACTCATTTAAATCCATGTGGTATAATAGAATAAAGAACATATGTTCTTTATTTTTATAAAGGAGAGAAATATGGAAAGTATTTTAAATTATACAGGTTACCATTAAATTATAAATTGAAAAAGGGCGACTGCCTGGAATTGATGAAAGAAATAGAAAGTGATACTATAGATATGATACTGTCTGACCTACCTTACGGAACTACAGCCTGTAAGTGGGATAGCATCATAAATTTAGATGTCTTATGGAAAGAGTACAATCGAATTTTAAAGCCTGGTGGGGTGGTTGTTCTATTTTCAGCACAGCCATTTACAACTAAGCTTATAAACTCTAATATAAAATATTATAAATACTCTTGGTATTGGGTCAAGAATAACGTCACAGGCTTTAGCTTTGCTAAATATCAACCTATGAGAAAAGTGGAGGACATCAATGTTTTTTATAAAAAGCATCCACCATATAATCCGCAAGGACTTGTAAAACTTGATGCTCCAAAGACAATTATACGAAAAAAGCCTACTAGAGAGACTATATATGATGGCAAAGATGTGCTATGTAAGGAATACTTACAAAAATACACTAACTACCCTAATAACGTTTTGCACTTCAACAAAGAAAGTAAGTGTGTGCATCCAACTCAAAAGCCTGTGCAGCTGCTTGAATATTTGATAAAGACTTATACAGATGAAGGTATGCTAGTGCTAGATAATTGTATGGGCAGTGGATCCACTGGGGTTGCCTGTGGCAATTTAAATAGACGATTTATAGGGATTGAATTAGAAGATAAATATTTTAAAATATCATCAGAACGAATAAAAGAAGCTTTTTTAAAAAATAAATACTAATAGACTAAAGAGTAGCTGATTTGCTACTCTTTAGTTTGCTGCTCTTTATTGTGATACTATAATATATCAAATTTAATTAAAAATAACTCTATGATACTATTTACAGTTATGTTTGATACTGTTTTGATTCTGTGGCATTTAGAAATGCTTAATTTTATGTGAATTTGTTGCTTTATTTAACATTATTTAACATTCATTGACAACCATTGATTTAAAAACCTTAATAGAGCTAGTTATTGTAGTTGCCATAATAGGTATACTTGCTGGTATAGTAGCGATTAAGTTTTCTGGAGCCCAGAAAAAGGCCAAGGAAAATGCAGACTATGCGAATGCTTCTAATATAGCGACTGCAGTATATATGGCAGAGAGTGAGGGTAAGGAAGGTGAAGATTTAAAGAATATTGACAAGCTAGTAGAGGCTAAATACCTATCTAGCAAACCAAAGCCTCAAAGTGTAACTGGTGAATTTACCTTAGAGGAGGATGCTACCAGCAAGGAGCTAAAGGTAACTGCTGGTGGTAAGACCTTCTATCCAAAGCCAGATACTAAGGCTGTTGGCAAATAG